CAAGGAGTTCAAGGAACTGTTGGTGCTCAAGGAGTTCAAGGAACTTTAGGTACTCAAGGTACTGATGGAGCCCAAGGCACAGTAGGTGCACAGGGAACTGTTGGTGCACAAGGTGCTGTAGGTACCCAAGGTACTCTTGGTTCTCAAGGTACTGATGGTACTCAAGGTACTCAAGGTACGTTAGGTACTCAAGGTACTGATGGAGCCCAAGGCACAGTAGGTGCTCAAGGCACAGTGGGTTCACAAGGAACTGTTGGTTCTCAAGGAACTGAAGGTGCTCAAGGTACTCAAGGCACAGTAGGTGCACAGGGAACTGTTGGTGCACAAGGTACATCTGGTCTTGATGGAGATAAGTACTCCACAACCTCTACAACATCATTTACATTAGGAACTTCTGGTTCTCAAACAATTACGGTTACAGATCTAGCAGTTGATTACTCTGTTGGTCAAGACATCACTGTTGCATATGATGTAAGTAATATTCAATACGGTACCGTTTCAAGTTATAACCCTGGAACTGGCGCTCTTGCATTTAATAAAACCAGCAAAGTTGGTACTGGAACATACGCTTCATGGACAGTAAATCTATCTGGTGCTGTCGGTGTTGCTGGTGCTCAAGGAACTACTGGCGCCCAAGGAACAGAGGGTGCTCAAGGTACCTCTGGTCAACTTGGAACTCACGCAGAGACTATTACTCCAGTATCTCCATATTCAGCAACAACTTTCACAATTACACACAATCTTGGAACACGAGATGTGTTAGTAACTGTACAAGATGCTACTTATAACGAGGTAGTTACTGATGTAATTGCATCAACTACATCTGCTGTAACTATCGGATTTGCAGTGGCTCCACAATCAGGTGAAACTTATCGGGTCGTAGTAAAGGCTTAATACGTGAGTAAAAGAGCCCTCGTACCTATCAACGTACTTGCCGTAGGAACTCAACCTACAGGTAGGTACGTTGGAGATATCTATTACAATACAGAAGCAAGAAATGTCTATGTATTTGATGGGGTTGAGTGGCTTGAAATTACAACAAACGTTTCTGCAGATATAGTTGAGGGTGGAGATGAAGTTGATGGTTCTGACACCGTAACAGGTGTAGCCGATGGAGGAGACGAAGCAGGTGGCAGTGATGTATACACAAGTTCCTATAATGGTGGAGGAGTAGTCTAATGTCAGTAACAATCAAACTTCGTAGAGGTACTGAATCACAATGGACTGCTAATAACCCAACACTTGCTGCTGGTGAAGTAGGAACAGAGACAGATACTGGTAAATTTAAAGTTGGTAACGGATCAACTGCTTGGAACTCTCTTGCATATGGTGGTCTTCAAGGTATTCAAGGTGTTCAAGGAGTACAAGGTGTACAGGGCACTCAAGGTGTACAAGGTGTACAAGGTGTACAAGGCGTACAAGGCGTACAGGGTGTACAAGGATTGCAAGGGACTGTTGGTGCACAAGGTGCTGATGGAACTCAGGGAACTCAAGGTACTTTAGGTTCTCAAGGAACTCAAGGCACTCAGGGCACTCAGGGCACGCAGGGAACTGATGGAACTCAAGGAACTCAAGGAACTCAAGGAACTCAAGGCACTCAGGGCACTCAGGGCACGCAGGGAACTGATGGAACTCAAGGTACTTTAGGATCTCAAGGAACTCAGGGAACTCAAGGCACTCAAGGCACTCAAGGCACTCAAGGAACACTTGGAACTCAGGGTGCTACAGGAAACTTTGGTGGAGAAACTCATGAATATAACTTCTTAACTAATACAGAAAATACTGATCCAGGTAATGGAAATTTAAAATTTAATAATGCAACTATCTCTAGTGCAACTGCGCTATATATAGACAACCTTGATTTTAATTCAAGCGACATTTCACAACTACTACAAACAATTGATGACTCAACCTCTGGAATTAAAGCAACTATTAAGTTTACAGAAACTACTGACTCAAATAGTTTTGCATTCTTTCAAGTTACAGGAACTCACACACATGAGAGCGGTGGCGCATACTTTAACGTCCCAGTTGCTTATGTAACTGGAACTCTATCAATCTCTAATAATGATAATTTATATGTGACATTTGCTCGTGTTGGTGATAAGGGTGATCAGGGTATTCAGGGAACCCAAGGAACTACTGGTGCACAAGGTACACAAGGTACTCAAGGTGTAGACGGTACACAGGGAACTCAGGGAGTTCAGGGAACAATTGGAGCCCAAGGAACTCAGGGTGTTCAAGGAACATTAGGAACACAAGGTGTACAGGGCACTCAAGGAACTACGGGTACAGGAACACAGGGCACTCAAGGTACTAGCGGTGCTACTGATGAGGTAGTTATAAACGATGTTATGGATGTCTACTAAGTAACTCTGTACTACCGTTGTGAATTTGACTGTATTGTGCTGCTTCTTGTAAAAACTTTATAGGTCTATATATCTGTGGCTTTATTGTAAATGTATTAAATTTTATTTGATTTTCTTCTTGTTTCATTCTAAAGTTAAAAATATACCAATCTACAGGACAATTAATTCCTTTAAACTCAATATCTGCAATAGCCTTTTCTGCACCACGTCTACTTACGGCGTATCCTGCACAAGACCATTGTTGATATGATTTGCAAGTATGTTCTTCACCAATATCGTGTTCAGATTGATTATAAGCAAATAGTGAATCATCTGGAACAAAGAATGAAAAGAAATCCCATATAGGCATAAGTTCACTCATATACATATCAGCAATAGTTTTAAAGTTATTGCTAATAATTATGTCATCTTCAAAAATTATTAATACATCTTTGTCAGATTCTAAAAACTTTTTATAAGCCAAATAAGCACTTGCCCAAACTCCTATAACTCCAGATGATGGTGGGAAGGTCTCTCCTGGCTTACAGAAGTCAGTAACTGTATTTACTTTAAACTCTGGTGTTTGATTAATAAATGCTTCAGCCTTATCAGCAGTATTTAAGTACATAGTAGGAGAGCCAAGACGAGGCAAGAAAGACATAGAATTTAAAATGCCCTCATAAGATTTGTTTCTTAATTCATTTCCAGTATCAGTATGAAAGACTTCAAAGCAAGCGTTATCTAGCACTTCTCAATCCATACCTGATATCCAGATTCAATCATTGTGTACTCGCCTTTACAGAGATTAAGAACGCAATCCACGCCCCTCTTGGGCTCCCTGTACTCTCCTCCGCCATAATTCCAGAGGTAGTCATCAAATGCCATCACCCCACCTGATTCCAGGTGCCTAAAGCCATTTAAGCCATCTATAGCGGTCTGTAGGGCGGTGTGGTCGCCATCTATGTATATGAAGTTATACGAACTAGCGTTACGAATAAAGAACTCATCACTGGTCATCTTGTGCTTTAAGATTCTTCCATCCTTTGGAAATCTTGAATCATAGTAAGCCTCTACTGAAACAAAATCTAAATCTTTATGGGCGGTCTCTTCACTGCCCTCCCATGTATCTACATCATCTAGATATTCAATCTCTCGATTATTAAGTAGCCACTCGGTGGCGTCTCCTGTGTAGGTGCCGATCTGCAGTGCACGAAGTGGAACACTTGGTACGTGTCTAAAGTACTTCTCTACATCTTTAAACCAATTAGGAAACATTAGTTAAACAACTTTAAGTTATTTAGACAACTATTAACATACTCTTTAGACATCTTATGCTCATCTAATAGGTGGTGAAAAAGAACTTTGCTTTCTTCTTTGCGCCCAATCCACCAACCAGCAACAGCCTTCTCAAATAGTAGGCAGTATGTACCGTTGTATTCAACATATCCTGGCAGTGGCTGATTATAGGTATTGGTTGCAAAGAGTAACCCTATCTCAGCGTAGGTATAACACTCCTGATATTCATTGTTTTTTTCTTTAATTCTAGACACTAAAAAATACGCCTCTGGTCTATTTGGCAGATAAGCAATTGCTTGCATGAGATTGTTGTAAACAGTTCGGTTTCTATCTCCTTGAGCACCCCAACACAAGGCCATCTTTAACAAAGAGGTGTAGGTGATTAGAGGATGTGTTTTATACCCGTATTCAGCAGCCCTTAAATAAAATCCAGCAGCCGATGCGTACTGCAGTTGTTCTTCGTAGGCAGTAGCAAGATTGAAATTATTCTCAACATCAACTGGATTTTCAGCCAGTTTTAAAGTCAACTCTCTAATGTCCATAAGACATAGCCTCCGTAATCATTCCGTTGACAACCTTTTTAGAAACCTCAAGAACAAAAGCGCAATTATCTTGTACACCAAAAGTTAGTACTAGGTTCTTCTTTATAACTGCTGCGCCAACGCAAAATTCAATTGGCGTATCTAAGAATGAAAAGGACGACGTAAGTCCAACAAAGTTGAACTCTTTATCCCATACAATCATGCGATGTCTATATGTTGAATCTTTTTGATTTAGATAATTTTTCCACAGTCTAACTTCATGAGTAAAGGCAATATAATAATCTCCCCAAGCAACTATGTTTGTACCACCACGTTGATCAGGAGAGATTGGCGGAGTTTCTTTTGTTAGTACTTGCTTACATTCAGATTTATCGGGATCAGCCCAAACAACTTCGGTAGGCATAGCCCACTTAACAAAGTGATATGGCATATCAAGGATCGGCATCCAATTCTTTTCGCAATACGAGTTAACATCAACAGGAGGAGGAATACGAACTCGTTGAACTTCGGTGGCTGTCCAGTTGGTTTTATCTAATTCAATTTTGGAGTACTCCATGCGACCTTGCCCATTGGGCGTGGTATCACGCCGTACTCCGATCAGGTAGTAGTTGCCATCCCACTGCGTGATGCGGACATCCTCCTCACCAACAAACTCCCAAATAGGTGGCACATCAAATTTAGAGTAATCAACTTTAGTAAAATTAATTAGGTTGTAATCCTTATCAAGACGGCCTAGGTAGTTGGTCGTAACTAGCCGTTGGTCTTTTTCAGGGTGTAGATAGGAGAGAGGACCCCAAGGACTAAAAAATCTTTGGTCTTTTTCTGAATGATAGAGAGTGTAATTTACGTGCCTAATATTTACTAAGATATCACCGTCATCATCAACAAAGATAGATGGATTCATTAAGCCCATACCAGAGGTAGTTGAGTGAGGTAGAATTAAGGGTACTAATTTGCCCCCTTGAGATACGGATTTATGCACCAAATTCATGGGTTCACATTAGCATAGGTTTAGGACACACAGGCTTAAAAAAAGCCTTAACCTATCCGCTATACCTCCCGAAAGGAACAGTAACTTATGGCTGTAACCTCCAAGGTCCTAGCAAGAACTGCTGCAGCGACCTCAAGCACAACCCTTTATACAGTGCCAAATTCAAGCACTACAACAGTAGTCACAAACATTGTTATTAGTAATACCGCAGCATCAACTTCAACAGCAACAATAACCATAGATGGTATAAACGTTGTTCCAACTGTATCTCTTGCTGCTAACTCAGTATTTGGATTTGATTTAAAGCAAGTGATTCCTGCAAATGCAACACCTAAAGTAATTGCTGGACTTGCATCTACAACATCAGTATTTTTTCATATTAGCGGAGTGGAGATAGTCTAGTGGGAATTTCAATCTTTCCAATTCCATCCGCAGCAGCGGCTGCTGCTCAAAATGATCAGATTTCAGCAACTATTCCTCTTGCATTAACTACCTATAAAATTCTTAGTACATTTAATACTGGAACTTACACAATTACAACAAGTCCAGCATCTTCAAATGCAACTGTTACCTTTTTTTCTGCAAGTGAAACGACTACACCAACAACTACATCAGGTGGAACTGTTTCATACGCACTTGGAACTGCATCAATAGGTGCCTATATACAAACAAATACTGGAACTGACGTAGTAGTTACTATAAGTTTAACTGCCGCAACAGTTGCCCCAGCAGGACTTAGTGGAACTCTAGACACTATTACTAGTTCTGGAACTTATACTCAAACTGGATTACTCTATGTCTGTGCAGTAGGCGGAGGCGGAGGTGGCGGTGGTGGACTTACCTCTAATAACACAGTTGGTTGCGGCGGTGGAAAGGCTGTACCTGTTGCAAAATTAGTTTATGCAAACAGCAGCACCAGCGTAACTATCGGTAGCGGTGGTGATGGGTGTGGAACTGCAAGCAACTCAAATGGAAACGGTGGTGGTACCACTAACTTTGGTAACCTTGTTTCATCTGGCGGAGGCGGAGGAAATACTTGGTTTCAGCCTGCATCACCTGCTGAAGGTGGCGGAGCAGGAAGCCCTACAAGTTCTGGAAATGCTAACTCTGTTCTTACAAAATCAATTATAGATGGTACAAATGGCGGAGGCGGAGGCGGAGGAAACTCAGGAACTCCTGGAGGCTCTGGCGCTGGCAGTGGAATTGGCACTGGTGGAAATGGTGGAAACTATCCTGGTAACGCTGGTAATAATGGAACTGGCTACGGTTCAGGTGGCGGTGGCGGAGGACGTAACACTTCCTACAGCGGTAACAACGTAGGTGGAATAGGTGGCCCTGGTGTTATATATGTTCTACGTGGCTTCTAAAGAAAAGAGACTGTACACATGAAAAAATTTGCAGTTTTAGATAATCAAAATACAGTAGTTAATGTAATTATTGCTGAAAACCTTGCTATTGCTGAAAGTTCTTCTAACGCATCTTGTGTAGAGGTACTAGCCAACGTAACGGCTGGTATTAACTATACCTACAATGCTCAATACAGCAGATTTATTGAACCAAAACCCTTTGATTCTTGGATCTTAAATCAAGAGACTTTTATGTACGCTCCTCCTGTTGCATACCCAACAGATGGCGGTATATACTCCTGGAATGAATCTTTATTGGAATGGGTTGAAGTATAATAAATTTAAATTAAATTTTAAAGGGGCAAAAAATTAAAATTAAATTTATAAATAAAACACAAATTGAATTAGATCCTCCAATTCCTGCTTCAAAATTTATACCTGATTGGTATAAAAATTTAGATTCATATATCGGTAGTAAAACCAAAACTTTAAATTTTGAAGGCAAAACTACGGCTACTTTAAAACGTTGTATGCCTGTTTTTGATGCACTTACATCTGGCTACATTATTCTGTCTCCAGTAGATGTGTTTGTAACTATAAAAGATGGTGAGCAATGGTTTAATTGGCCAAGCGGAGATATAATCTCTTTTCATAACTTTCAACAAGCACCTACCCATCCTGACGGGCACTTTAATAGGAGTTATCCCAAATGGCATAATCCTTGGGCTATAAAAACACCTAAAGGATATTCAACTTTATTTGTTCAACCATTTCACAGAGAATCAGTATTTACTATCCTTCCAGGAATTGTAGATACAGATACCTATTTTAATAATGTAAATTTTCCATTTGTAATGAATGATACAACCTTTGAAGGACTTATACCAAAGGGAACCCCAATTGCTCAAGTAATTCCTTTTAAAAGAGATTCTTGGGAAATGGAAATAGGTTCTACAGAAGATCAAAAATCTTCACATCAAATTCGATTACAATTAGAGAGTAAATTTTTTGATATTTATAAAACTATGTGGTGGAATAAAAAGGAGTATAAATGATTACGTCTGGTTTTAAAAATACTGAAGAAAGTTTGTCTATTGCTTGGTGTGACAATGGTTTAGTAGATGGTAAATTTACAGAAGGATTAGCCCATCTCGTTCTTTATCTTGGTAAATCTGATTTAAAATTGAATGAAATTTTTAGAGTTCAAGGAAATCAAATTAGCAGACAACGTCAAATAGTTTTTGATCATTGGATTAAAAATACAACAACTGATTGGTTATTTTGGATAGACTCTGATGTATATGTATCTATTGATAATTTTAAGTTACTTTGGAATACAGCGCATAAGATAGAAAAACCTATAGTAACTGGAGTTTACTTTGTTTCAAAAAGTACGGACTATGAAGTAATGCAACCACTTCCTGTTATATTTAATAATATTGATGAAAAAACAATTGAATACGTACATCCTCTTCCAGAAAATCAAGTAATAGAAGTTGATTCTTCGGGTATGGGATTTGTTCTTATGCATAGATCGGTAGGCATAACTCTACAAAACAAATTTTTGAATGAACCTGTTTTTGCTGAAAAACTTGGATTAAATAATGATTTTGTTGGTGAAGATATTGCTTTTTTTAGAAAGGTAAAAGAGGCTGGAATTCCAATTTATGCTCACACTGGAGCCACTGCAAAACATATGAAGAGGTTTCCTTTAGATATAAACTATTATCAAGCCTACTGGAATATAAAAAAACCTGAATAATTCAGGCTGTAACTATCGACGCTTGCCTTCACAATTGACCTATGCGTGGTTCAAAAGTCCAAGGACGATTTAAGATAGGGTTTGAAACCCTCTCTATGGATGAGGGTATGGTTGATGAACTTCGTGATCCTATTGGAACTATTGTTGACTGGTGGACTTGGGATGATGCAGCCCTTGCTGCAGACTACGCAAATTATGTAGATCCAGTTTATGATGTATCAAATCAAGATCCTACTAAAGGTCGTAGATGGAATGACCCATTTGATCTGCCCGTAATTTTAGCGCAATTAATGCGTGGTACAAACATAATGAATGAACGAGGATTTTACGTAGTAGATACTCTGCGCCTTGTTGTTTCTGTAGCAGATATAAATAGACTTATTCCAGCAATGGTTACTGATCCAAATCAACACATCAAGGATCGTGTCGTATTCCAAGATCAGGTATTTGTACCTACAAGAGTCTTGCCTCGTGGAAGATACGCTGAACGTTATTCAGTAGTAACTATAGACTGCAACCTAGTCAACTCAGAGGAGTTAGTAAACGATCCTCAGTTCCAAGCATACGCAAACTAACCTTGGGAAATTTTGAGGAGTTATTAGACCCCTCTCTCTTTGAGTTTGATGCGGTAGAATTAGATGACCAAGTAGAAGAGGATGATGATGGCAACTAAAAAAGCAAAAGGCAAAGTTGAAAAAGTTATGAAGGAGTACAAAGAAGGAAAGTTGCATTCAGGTAAGAAGGGTCCTGGTAAAGGCCCAGTTGTTAAATCAAAGAAGCAGGCTGTTGCTATTGCAATGAGCGAAGCGGGAATGTCGAAAAAGAAAAAGAATAAGTAATGGCTAGACGGCGCAGGAACATTGGAGCAAGGGCTGGTAAACAGCCACAGAAGAATATTCAAACAAATGTTACTGAGAGTAAATACGAGGCTGGCGGTGCCAGATTAAAACGAAAGAAGGGCGGCATAGTGAGAAGACCTAAAGCCCCAATTCGTTATAAGCATAAGAAGTCGGTGACCTGATGGCTGATAAGAAGAAGGAAGAAAAGCCAGTAACTCTTACTACTGGTATTCCTGGAAAAAAAGCCAGGGTAGTTCATAAAGTTTTTAAAAATAAAAAGGGCGACGTTATTGTTGATCACACTAATACAAATCAAGGTAAGTGGGATAAAATCAATCTCACAAAAAAAGGTGGATCAAGAACCATAAAGCAAGGCGTAAAGGCCGTGCAGAAATTCCACAAGAGCAATGCTCATAGAAGTCAGGGAAGATAATGGCAAAGACAGCAGCGTGGCAACGTAAAGAAGGCAAAAATCCAGAGGGTGGATTAAATGCTAAAGGTCGTGCATCATACAAGCGTGAAACTGGCGGAACATTAAAGCCACCTGTATCTGCTAAGCAAGCAAAGAAGTCTAAGAAGTCTGCAGCCCGTCGTAAATCATTCTGTGCAAGGATGGGTGGTATGCCAGGACCTATGGAAAAGAATGGTAAGCCAACTCGTAAAGCACTAGCACTAAGAAAGTGGGATTGTTAGTGGCTTGTTGGGAAGGTTACGTTCAAAAAGGTTTTAAAATAAAGAATGGTAAGAGAGTTCCTAACTGTGTACCAAAGAGTGGAGGAGTTAAGAGTGCCAAAAAAAGCAGCAAAACCAAAGTCAAAAGTAAATGAGGCTGGTAATTACACCAAGCCTGGAATGCGTAAAAGTTTATTTAAAAAGATAAAGGCTGGAACTAAAGGCGGAGATCCAGGAGAATGGTCTGCTCGTAAGGCTCAACTTCTTGCTGCTGAGTATAAGAAGGCAGGCGGAGGTTATAAGAACTAAGATGGCTCTTGCAAAATCTCAACAATCCCTGAAGAAGTGGGGCAATGAAAAATGGCGCACTTCAGATGGCAAAGAATCTAAAGGCAAAAAGCGTTACCTACCAGACAAAGCGTGGGATACTCTTACTCCTTCAGAAAAGGCTGCTACCAACCGTGCTAAAGCAGAAGGCAATAGCAAGGGGAAGCAGTTTGTAAAACAACCAAAATCAATTGCCAAAAAAACGGCACGACATAGATAGGAAACGCCAATGTGTGCAACATGTGGATGTGGTAAGAAAAAAGGTCAGCCAGGATTTGGTAAGGGTCCAAAAGCCAAGCCAAAGCCAAAGGGTAAGTAATGTGCGCTACCTGTGGCTGTATGCAGCCTAAGAACAAGCATGGCATGAAGACTCTAGCCGCTGCTAATAAAAAGTATGCTAAGAAGAAGACAGATAAGAAGAAGAAGGACAAAAAATAATGGCTCTTAAGTGCGACATGAAGAACTGCAAGTGCAAGTGTTCCACTTGCCAGAAAGGTAAGTAATGAAGAAGTCACTAAGCCCTAAGCAGATGAAAATTGCTAACGCTGCAAAGCCTGCTGATAAAATTACTGGCGCAGATTTTAAGGCGCTAAAGAAGAAAAAGAAAAAGAAAATCGTCTAATATCAATAAAAAGAAATAAGTAGTTAGGCCCCGAAAGGGGCCTTTCTTCTTTATCATTGCTATATCAGAACACCGCTGCGGTGCCTGAATACTGTTCCCACAGGTTGCGATAAAGGGGTTATTTATTATGGCTTACAAGCCTTGGTACGAACAAGCCGCTGAGATTAATAATCAAGGCGAACGTGAAGAGTTTATTCGGGGTGTGTTTGGATTCCGCCCTAAAGAAAAGCGTCCCGCTATCGCATCGCTAATTGCAGGTACAACCGCAGCCTATCTTGCTGGTGCTGTCTACGTTGCTTCCAAAGCAAAAGCGAAAGCGAAGAAAAAGAAGTGACCTACCTAAAAAAAGCCAGAGAGTCTTTAAATAGAGCCAGTGTAGAAACTACAAGGTTCATGGGCGCTCATTTACGATCAGAGGCTAGAGCATCAGGTTGGCCTGAAAAAATTGTACGAAACCTCCATGTCCGTCACTCTAACGGTGCCTTTACTATTCACGGTAACCCAGACCACAAGACAGAGATATTAAATCTTGAGTACGGAACTCCAAGCAATCAACCAACTGCTGCTATGCGTCGCTTTAACAATCGTCAACAAGAGTCTGAGAAGTTTATGCTAGCCCGCACCATGCAGCATATGGATGGCTACCTATGACCTTCCTTTTAGAAGAAGATGAAGCGCTGAGAGACTTGTTAAAAGAGATGACTGTTACTGATCAGAAGGCCTCTTCTGCTACGGCAAAAACTATTACAAATAGAGCGCTTACTAATAATGTAGTTACAATAACTACATCTACAGAACATGGCTTTGAAGTTGGAGACACAGTTACTATTGCGGGTACTGCAACTGCCTTTAATGGCACCTACAACATTACATTAATTCCAACTCCTACTACATTTAAATATGCAAAAACAAATGCAAACATTGCAAGTGTTGCTTCAGGTGGCACTGCTACACCAGGTACTACTAGAAAAGTAGGAGTCTGGTTTGGACAACCTGACCAGGAAATTCGTGCTCAGTCATACCCTTACATCACTATTGATATGGTCGATATCTCTGAAGATTTCTCTCGTGCTATGAGAGGCAAGGTAAAGCCAGCGTATTTAACTAACCCAACAGTCATTGGCGAAAGTACTGCTTGGGATAATGATGAACATAACTGGGAAATTAACTATCCAATTCCTGTAAATATTGATTACCAAATTACTTCATACTCTCGTCAACCACGTCATGATCGTCAAATTTTATCTCAATTGTTATTTACAAAAGTTCCACTACGGTTTGCTGTGTTAAACACAGGACCAAATACTGTATTTGGAACTACTCGTCGTTTAGACGTTCTTGATATATCTAAGAGAGATATTACTGAACAAGGAAAACGACTGTTTGTAAATGCTATGACAGTTCGTGTCTCTTCTGAGATTGCGCCTGAAACATATAACAATCTGTACAAAGTGTTGCAAATAAACGTCACAGGTACAACTGGAAGTCAGACCCTTGGTCGCTCTCAGTTCACTACCATCGATACGTACACTCAATCGGCACCATAAGGTCCCTCCCCCAAACTAGTTAGGAGAAAAAATGGCTTATAGCCGTCCAGGTGTTTACATAAGTGAACGCCTACTACCACCAGTACTTCCAAGTGGAGTTACTGCAAATGCTGCTGGCGCAATTGTTGCACCTTTTGCACAAGGCCCAGAAACAGTAACCCTTGTTAATTCTTGGTATGAATTTACCAAGTACTTCGGAGGTTACAACGCAACCTATCCAGCCACCTTCCAGGTTGGCTCATTCTTTGCAAATGGCGGACGTGAACTGTATGTTCAACGTCTACTTGCGGCTAACGCTGTTGCTGCTTCTAGAAACTTAACAGATGGTGGCGGTGCAACTGCTGCGACTGTTACTTCAAAGAATGCTGGAACAGACGGTAACAACCTTCGTGTTGTATTAACTGCTGGTCAAGTTGCAAGCACTTATACACTTACTCTTTACAAGGAGTCTGGTGTAGCAAATGACATTTCTGATGACATCTTACTTGAGCGTTATGAAAACATTGTGTTTGATGACACTACTTCAAGTGATTATGCTCCAACAGTAATTAACATTATTTCACCAAACATCTCAGTATCTGTTGCTGGTGGTTATGCTGGTGCATCTATTACTCTAGCAACCTACCCACTAACAAGTGGTTCAAATGGAACTGCTACAGCATCTACTGACTACACTGCATACAAAGGAACTGCTAATTCAGTGTTTGAGAGATTTACTTCTCTTGATCGTCCACTAGTACTATTCCTACCTGTTGCAAATGCATTAGCATCTGGAACAGTTGCAGTCTTTGATGCAGCAACCTCTTGGGCAGAAGAAAATAACGGCTTTGTTGTTATTGGGACTGATCCAGATCTAACAGTAGCAAATGCTGTTTCTTTTGCTGGATCTCTTACTGATACAAGCAACGCTGCTGTCTACTATCCAAATATCTTTATTTCAGATCCACTTGGACGTAGTTCTGGAGCACTTCGTAAGATTGAACCTACTGGCGCAGTTGTTGGTCTTTACTTATCAACAGATGCAAGCCGTGGTGTATTCAAAGCACCTGCTGGAATTTCAACTCCAGTGCTAGGAATCGTCTCTGTAGAAAAAACATTTACATCTGCAGAGTTAGATACCATGAATGCAAGTACTTCTCCAGTAAATCCAATTCGTCAAATTCCTGGCGCTGGTCTTTCTGTAATGGGTGCTCGTACATTAAAGCAAGATGGAACTGCAAACAAGTATGTAAACATGCGTCGTTCTTTAATTTATATTCGCAAGAATCTAAAGAACTTAACAGAGTTTGCATTATTTGAAAATAATGACGAAAGATTATGGGCCCGTATTAATACTAATATCGGTTCCTTCTTAAGTGAGTATCGCAATCAAGGTGGTCTTCGTGGAGCAACCCAATCACAGGCTTACTTTGTAAAGTGCGACGCAGAGAACAACTCAGATGCAGATATTGCAAATGGTGAAGTTCACATTCAAGTTGGTGTTGCTCTTCAATACCCAGCAGAGTTCATCGTCATCGACCTCAGCCAAAAGACGCTGAACTAATCCGAAGGAGATAATAAATAAATGCCTACAATCATTAATAATCGGTCAAGTTTAATTACCGATCCATTACGTAACTTTAGATTTTTAGTTACGTTTAAACCTATCCCAACAGCAAGTACTGCAACAACAAACTTGGCTGCAGCCACTACTTTTGGGTTTACATCAATCTCTGGAATGGCGGTTACAACCGACTCTATTCCTTACCGTGAAGGTGGATACAACACCACTGTTCACCAGATTCCAGGGCAAACAACCTTTGCTCCGATTACATTACAACGTGGTGTAATTCTTGGAACTAATCAAAACTATGAGTGGATGCGAAATCTGTTTGCTACAGTACAAGGTGGAGGAACTACCCGTGGTAAAGAGCAGAACTTCCGTTGCAACTTAGAGATTCAAGTACTGTCTCATCCAATTCCATCAGCGGGTGAAACTCCTCAGAACACTCCATCAGCAACTGATCACATAGCAATGCGTTTTGAAGTTTATAACGCATGGCCAACCGCTGTAGCATACTCAGACCTAAACGCTGGTGATAATGCTTTACTTGTTGAACAGATGACCTTGGTACACGAGGGATTCAATATCAACTTTGCATCATCTCTAGCAACTAGCGCAGCAGCATTTACCGCATAATCTAACAAAGGATAACAATGACGAATACCATTAGCGCAGCGGTTAATCCCGCATTAGCAAACCAAATGTTAAACAAGGCGTTGACTGAAACGCCAAAAGAAAGAACGCCTGAAATCGTATCTCCTTCAGATACAACTGTTGAACTTCCTGGCGGCTATATAAACGCCGCTGGGGAGGTCATCAGAACTGCAGAGGTTCGTGAACTAACAGGTAAAGATGAAGAAGTTATTTCTAAAACTAATAACTTAGGTAAAGCAATTTTAACTATCTTACAATTAGGAACCGTTAAAATTGGCAATGAACCATCTAGTGATAAGTTATTAGATGAACTTTTAGTTGGCGATAGAGATGCTATTTTGCTTGGCATCATTAAAGCCACTTTTGGAACTACAGCAAAACTTCCAATATTCTCAGATGGCGAACAGAAGTTTGTTGAGATTGATCTTAACACTGACATTAAAACTAAGTTCCTAGCAGATCCTATAAATGAACGAATGTTTACCGTTAAAGGTAAAGCCGTTGAGTACACAGTAAAACTGCCCAACGGAGTTGTTCAAAGAGAAATGATTAACAATGCAGATAAGACTCCTGCAGAACTAACTACTATTGTTTTAGAAAATACTTTAGTTCGTATAGGAGAGAGTCCTGTATACAGCAAAGCACAAGTGCAAGCACTTAGCGTTGTTGATCGTAGAACGATTATTGAAGAGATAAACAAACGAGCCCCTGGGCCACAGTTTGAAGACATAGTTGTTACAGACCCCGATACAGGAAGTGAGGTAACGGTTCCTATTAATTTAGGATCCTTATTTCAATTCTAATGTGATTAGTTACGCCAGATTATTCTCTGAATGGTCTGCGTTATCTGAGTACAACGATGGATGGTCTTTATCTGAGATAAAAGGTTTATCTCAAAGAGAAAGAAGCAACTGGTTAGAGGTTGCAAGAGTGCGATACGAAAGGATGAGTAATGGCTAAAGATCCCGTATCGCAAATTTCCAATGTAAACGCTGGTCTAGATCAGACTCTAAAAAAACTTAATGCCTTTGAATCTATTCTCAAAAGAATAGGTGGAGTTGCAACAAAGTCTCTAGATTCAGTAAGCCGCATAATGATGCCAAGTGTTGGCATGGGTCCTGGATTAGGTTTAGGAAGTAGTAACGCTCAATTTAGTAATGGTGCAGGTGGTACACCTGCAGGTAGTAGCACTAATGCAATGCCTTGGATCTATTCAAAGACAGGTGCTGCAGGTGTTGCTGGAGTTCAACTTGGATTAAGTGTTGCAGGAGCAGCCTACAGTGCGATGCCAGATCTTGGTATGACTGTATCTCGTGCAACTGGCTTCTATCAGAGTTCACTACGTACTGGTGGAATGATGAACCGTGCAGGAGTTGCTGCGGCCACCTTTAGTGCATTAGGTGGTGGCATAACTGGAGTTGGCGATGATGTAGCCGCAGCGTCAATGCTCTCTCAAGGTTATAACTTTATGCCAGGAACATCTTCATTTAATAGAATGATGCGTGAAGTGGGCGGTGTTGGTCGTTACTTTGGAATGCAGAATGCTACTGCTGCTCAGGCTATTGGTGGATTACGCACTGGAACAATGGGAGCACAACTTTATCAGTTTGGTATAAATACAACTGATCCAAGTACGGGACAACCTCTTTCTACAGAAGCAATTGCTCAACAACTTTACGGTCGTATGACTATGGGTGGGAGAGTAAACCCAACCGCTGAACAGATGTCAACAAACTTACGAGCAGGTTTTGGTTCAGTAGATATGCAGATGTTCTCACCAGAACAACGAGCCATATTAGAACCAATGCTTATAAACATGGCTGCTGGTAAACCTCTAGGTGACTTAGCAACTCTACCATTTAATGCTGATAATCCATTAAATGCACAAATGAAACTTGCTACATCAATGACCTCCTTAATGGAACGTGGTACTGAGCCAATGATTTCTGGTTTTGAGTCAGCAGCAACTGCAGCGGCTGCACTAAATGCACAACTAGAAAAATTGCCAGATGGATTTTTTAAGACAAAAGGATTTGTTCAAGGACTTTCAAATACAAATGCTGGATCCGCAATTAGCGGAGTTGTTGGAGGAGTTGCTGGGGCAGCGGGTACTTTATTAGTAGCAAAAGGTGTTAGAACTATGTTGGGAGGAGCAGCCGTTAGGGCTGCTGCTAGTGCTGCTACTGCTGCTGGAGGCGCTGCTGCAACTACTGCTGTTGCTGGTGGAACTACGGCCGCTGTGGCTGGTGCAACTGCAGCAAAGTTTGGAATAAAAGCCGCATTAAGATTTGTACCGTATGTTGGCACCGCATTGCTTGCTTATGAAGGATTGAAATTTTTAGGAAAAAATATGTTTGGAACTCCCGCTAACGCAGCCCAAACATCTCAAACAGGAACCCAGATGACTTCTGGAATGGATCCTGAATTATCGCAAACTTTACAAAATGCTGGGTTTAGAGGCGACGCATTAACAACTGCATACGGAGTTGTAAAGGCTGAATCAGGTGGAAGACCTGGAGCAAAAAATATGCAGGGTCTTGATAAATCTTATGGCTTATTTCAAATTAATATGGAAAATAATGATCCACGTAACCCTAATATGGGAGTTAAACGTAATGAAGCCTATTTAAAAAAGTATAAATCAATAGGTTATACAGGTCCAGAAAGTCTACTTGATCCATTTATAAACGCTAGAATTGCGTACGATATTTCTAAAGGTGGAACAAACTTTAATCCGTGGACTACCTATACCAGTGGTAAATATTTACAGCATACCTCTGGCACCGCTTCGGCTAGCATGGGAAACAAAACAGTTAATATAACTGTTAATTTAGCCAATGCGTCGGCAGCAGAAGCCAATAAGTTGGCTAAACAAGTAAAAGACATTTTGTTAAAAGATAAAGACCTTCAAGAAGTGGGAGGTAAATAATGCCTGGAGAAAACAGTAATCCAAATCAATATGTTAAAACTATTGATCAAATCATTGCGGAACGAAATAGTGCTAGAGCAAAAGGCGTGGCTGATGCTGCTGCTGCTAGAGACAAAGCCCGTAAATCAAATCAATTATCAAATTTAGTAACACAGATAAATGAATATAGAAGGTTAATTATTCTCGCTGAGAGAGACTTAAGTATTACATCTGCCAACATACAAACAGCACGAGCCGCTGGTGATACCGCTGGAGTTGATGTAGGACTTGGAATCTATAATACTCAAAAAGTAAAACTAGATAAACTAAAAGACGATGAAGCAAGAGTAAATACAGAGCGTAGAAATATTGTAGCGGGATTAGTTGCTGCAAATAAAGCAGTAATTAATGCGTCTATTAAAGACTCTGGGATTACGAAGCCAGATACAAATAAAAAACAAAAAAAGATTAAACCTGCTACAGAAGATACGCCAGAGCCACCAGCACCACAACCTTTTACTGGGTACGTATATAACTTACCAATGATTCAGTCTGCATACTTTAGACAAGATTCTCCTCAAGGAGGAAGCACTGAACGAGGTGTTACTGGGGCTGGAAACTACACAGATGCTAGAAATATGTTTGGTGAGTCTATTGCAAAAGGCACTATACAAATGCCACTTAATCTTACAAACAGTGCTGCTTGGAAATTTAAGACTGGAA